TCACTTTGGCAGAAGCTAATGATTACTTTGAGACTGTACCAGATTCAAGTACTTGGACAAATAAAACAGATGATCAGAAAAATAGATCTTTAATCGCAGCTACAAGATGGATTGATACTTTAAGTTACTATGGATCGCGATGTGATAATGGACAGGCACTAAAATTTCCCAGAAATAATTATACGATTGATAATGTGGAACTTACTTGTACAACAATTCCAAATAATATTAAATATGCACAATATGAATTAGCTAGAGCTTTGGCTAATGAAACAGATGCCATGACAGGTAATACAGGCACAGATGGCAACTTATCTGAAGTTAAGTTAGGAGATATACAGGTAAAATATAATACGACAACTCAGGGTGTTGGTACTGTTAATAATGTTATGGACAAATATCCGTGGCTACAAAGTTATTTAGGTGCGTATATGTTAGGTGGATCTGGTACTTATCAAACTAGAGTGGTGAGAGGATAATGGCAGGACAGTTAGATTCATTATTAAAGAAGGTCGCAAAACAGGTTGTATCTGATTTAGGTAGTTCGTTAGATACAACTATTAATTACCTTAAAAAAAGTCAATCAAGTTATAACATTAATACTGGAGAGGATATAAATGTAGATACTACTTTTTCTAATTTAAAAGTTCCAATCGAATTTATAGTTTCAGAAGAAGATGATGCTAGAGAGATAAGAAGAGCAAAGTTATACATTACTCCAGATTTAATAGGTAATAATCAACCTACTTTCAAAGATGAGATCACTCTATCTTATGCAGGATCAACTGTTACAGCACAAATAACAGATATTGATACAAAGAAAGGTGGACAAACCTATTTATTTATTTTGCAGGTTAGGTTCTAATGGTTAGAAGAAGTGCTAAACGTGGATTTGGACCGAGAGGTACATCTTTTACTGAAATAAAAGCAAAAGATTTTGCTGATATTATTAAACGTGATTTAAATGAAGAAATAGATGCAAGTTTAAATGGTTTTGTCAAAGCTGTTGTAAATGATTTAAGTAATGTAGGTACAAGAACAAAAGCTGGTGGGATTAGTCCTGTTTTAACGGGTTTTTTTGCTTCTAGCTGGAAAGCTAGTAATACTTATGTTCCGATGCAAGATGATATTGTAAATTTCCCAAGATGGAATAAGATTCAAAAACAGACTAAAAAAGGGTCAAGAAATAAACTTAAACCAGGTTTTAGGCCATTGTTAAAACCTAGACACCCTGTTCCTACTAATTTCACAAGAAATAATCCTGTTTATATTGGCAATACAGTAAGATATGCTCCTGATGCTTTGTTATCACCTAAATCAAATATAAATGCGTATCTTCAAGGTGGATCTACAAGTGGTTTTAGTAAAAATCTAAATCAAAAAATTAATAGATTTTTTACAGATAAACGTCCTGATATTAAAGTTGGTTCTGAGCCTGTTTTAACTGAAGATAAAGAAATAGGAGTACAGTATTTATCATTATGACTTTAGTAAACACCAGAGCAGCTTTTGAAAAAGCAGTAACAGATGCAGTGGCAAATGTAGATCCTACTGTATTAATTATTTATGACAATGTGGCTTTTACAAGTCCTGGAAAAGCAAAAAAATATATTGTTATGTCAATTAACTTTGGGCAATCTACAATACAGAATCAAGGTGCTGCATCAAGTTATTATTCTGGTTTTGTTCAATGTAATATTTATGTGCCAAGAAATAAAGGAACATCTATTTTGTCCAATATAGGAGAAGCTGTTATAGATGGTTTAATTTCTGTAAATGCTTCTAATTATATAGATACTTTTAATTGTTCTCCAAGAGTGACTGATATTATTGGTCCTGGACCTATCATTTCTGACGAAGAATCACATTTCTTAGGAGTTATATCTTGTCAATTCTCTGCTAATGCCTAGTATATAGTAATATAATATAATTTTGATATGACTAGAGCAATTGATCTTCTCAAAAACAAGTTTGGAGTTTCACAACTTTATAAGCATGATGTAAAAAAAGACGATGAGATTATCCTTACTATTTATTGGCACCCTTTAACTATTGCTGAAAGAGAATCAATATTAAAAAAATCAAGTAATGAAGATGCAAATGATTTTGCTTTAGCCTTAATGATCCAAAAAGCATTAGATAAAGATGGCAATAGACTTTTTCAAGATGGTGATAAAGCATCACTTAGAAGAGAAGTAGAAGCAAACATCTTGCAAGAGATACAATTAGCAATGATGGAAGCTGGTATAAATAAAGAGGGAGAACAGGCAGAAGCCGATTTAAAAAGCTGATAAATTAATGTTTTTTATGTTTTCTTTGACTAATGCTTTAAGACGAAGAACAAGGTAAGATAGAAAGTAAATTAAGTCTTAGTAATTAAGTGGCTGCTGATTATACGAGAAATATAGTATTTAATGTCAATGATAAGGCAATAAAACGTGCGACAGATCGTATTACTCGTAGCTTAACTAATATAGAAAAGACATTACAGAGAATAGAGAGTAAAGGATTTAATAATTTAGCGAAAGAAGTTGATATGACAAGTAAAAAGATTAATCAGGCTAGTAAAAGTGTTAATGGTTTTAATATATTATTAAGGCAAACATTTGGAACTGGAGTAGGTCGTAGGACTCTTGGATTGGGAATATTAGGTGGTGGAATAGGTATTAATAAGGCAGTTGATGATTTGAATAATTTAAAAAGAACTGCTTCAACTTTCTTACCTGTGTTTGGTAAAAGCACTGCAATCGCAACTACAAAAGTTAGTGCTTTAAGTGCAGCGTTATCAAAATTAGGAGCTTTTGCTGCTGGAGATCCATTAGGAGCAGGTGCATTAGCTGTTGCTTATATGATTTTTGGAGACAAAATTCAAGAGTTAGCATTAAAGGCTGGAGGTGCTGCTGTAGGAGCATTTGCAAGTTTAGGTAAAAAAGCATTTGAAGCCAGCACTATTGGTGTTGCAGGATTTAAACAATTAAATCAAGAAATTAATATAACAACTCAAGCTGCATTAAAAATGAATACATTATTTGCTCGTCAAAATGCGATGAGAGGTAATGTTGTAAGAAATATAGGACGTAGTCAGGCAGCTAGAAGAGATTCAGACTTTCTTGGTTTTAGTCAAGATGCAGATTTGTTAAGGCCACAAACACTTCAATCAAGAATTTCTGCACAAACTCTTGAATCAAGAGGTTTTAGTGATGACCAAATAAGAGCAGCAGAACAAAAGTTTAGAAGAAAAATTATTAATCAAACAGTTGGAAGACCAGCAGGTTTTATTGGTCCAGACAGGCCAGGTATTCAAGATCCAGTTGAAAAATCAATCAGAAGAAATCAAGCTAAAAGAGATAGATTATTACAAAAAGAATTAAAAATAAGACAAAAAATACTTGCAGTTAAAAAACAAAATTTAGTTATTGATACGAAGTCTGAAAAAATTGAAAAAACAAAATTAAATATATTACAAAGAGGTAGAAGACTATTAAGAAATCAATTTCAAGAAGGTGGTGCTTTCTTTAACAGTAGAGGTAGAGCAGGTAGAATTGCTGGTGCTGCTCAAAGTGGTCTAATCGGTGGTGGTTTTCCGTTGTTATTCGGTCAGAGTCCTGGTGCTGCAATCGCTGGTGGTGTCGGGGGTGCATTAGGTGGTGCTTTAAGTCCTGGATTTGGATTTGCTGGTTCTATTGTTGCTACTGCTGCTGCTCAAAAAATTGGTGAAGCTATAGAGTTTAGAAAAGAAATTGAAAAATTAAATAAATCAATAAGATTAACAGGAGGAGATTCTGAATTTACTGTTGCTAGTATTAAAAAATTAGGAAAAGAACTTGGAGTTTCATCACAAGAAGCATTACAAGCTGCTCGATCTTTTGAGGCTTTTAGTGCTTCAGCAAGAATAAGTCTTACTAAAGTTTTTGGAGATGAAGGTGCATTTAATACATTAGTGAATTTAAGAAAAACAGTTGATATTTTAAATAATATTGATTTAATTGAAAAGAAAATTGGTAAAAAAAGAGCAGATCAGGCTGTTGATATTGCTACTGGTGCTGGTGGTTTACAGGCACAAAAATTTATTCTTGAAGAAATTAAAAAGTTACAAGATGAAGAAACAAAAAAAGATGCTGATAAATTATCGAGACAAGGTTTTTCAATAACAAGTTTTAGAGCCGTATTATCTGACTTTAATCAAATTCTTTCTGGTGATCCAAAATTCTTTAAAAACATAAAAAATAATCCATTTCTACAAAAACAAAGACAAGATTTATTTGATGCTAATGCTTCTGCCCAAGCAGAGGCAGACAGAAAATTTAATGAAGAACAAAGAAGAATAGAAGCAAGAGATTTAGCAAGAAAAATATCACAACCTAGAGATGAATTAGAAGAGCTTATAGATCCTCTAAATCAATTAATATCTTTATCTAAATCACTTGGGGATTCTTTTTCTGAATCATTCAGAGGAATAGTTAGCGGTTCTATAACAGCACAAGAAGCATTAAGAAATCTATTTCAACGCACGGCAAATCATTTTCTTGATATGGCAGCACAAATGATTGCAAAACAGATACAAATGCAAATATTAGGTATTGGATTAAGTTTCTTTAGTCAAGGTATAGCAGGACAGAGAGGTGGTAGTCCTACAAATAAACTTGGATCAGGAGGAACAGATAGATTTGGCAGAGATTTTGACAGCCCTGATTTTGGCTTGCCAAGAGGTCAAAGTGTTCAAAATTTTGCGAATGGTGGAAGGCCACCAGTAGGCAGAGCTTCAATAGTAGGAGAACGTGGGCCAGAGTTATTTGTACCTGATAGAGCAGGAACTATTATTCCAAATAATCAGTTAGGTGGTATGGCTGGTGCGATGAATGTAATTGTAAATGTAGATGCTTCTGGTTCGTCTGTTGAAGGTGATGAACAGCAAGGTAGAGAACTTGGTCGTGTTATCTCAGCAGCAGTACAATCTGAATTAATACAACAGAAAAGACCTGGAGGTTTACTTGCATAATGGCTACCTTTAATGATGCTACCGTTGGAACTTCTGCTGGAGGCACAACACCTAGTTATGGACAGCAAAAAAGATCTAAACCTTTAACACGCACGGTTCGCTTCGCAGATGGGTTTGAACACAGAATTTTATTTGGATTAGCAGAACATCAAAATCCAAAAATATTTAATTTTACTTTTAATAAAAGTCAGTCTGACGCAGCAAAAATTGAAGAATTTTTAGACGATAAGGCAGGAACAGAAAGCTTTACTTTTACACCACCTGGAGAAGCAAGTGCCTCTCAATTTGTTTGTGAATCTTGGACTAAATCAATACCATATTTAAATAGAGCTACAATACAGGCTACGTTTAGAGAGGTGTTTGAACCATGAGTACTGGACCTGTTTTCAGTGAAGTTCAAAAAATTAATCCTTCAGCAATTATTGAACTTTTTGTATTACAGCTAGACACAGCATTACATGGTGCAAATACTATTTATAGATTTCATGCAGGATCAAATTTAAATGCAAATGGTGAAATAGTTTTTGCAGGTAATTCATATCTTAGATTTCCCATTGAAGCTACAGGCTTTGCATATCAACGTGGGCAGCTTCCAAGACCAAAGGTAACTATAAGTAATGCAACAGGATTGATTTCATCAATTTTAGATGCCGTTAATCACGTAACAGCAGGTAATGATCTTACTGGTGCTACTTTTACAAGAATAAAAACAATGGCTAGATTTTTAGATGCTGTAAACTTTCCAGGCAATAGTAATCCTTTAGGAACACCAGATCCTACTGCGGAGTTTAAACGTCAGATATTTATTGTGGATCGTAAATCAGCAGAAAATAGAGAAGTTGTTGAGTTTGAATTAGCTGCATCTACTGATATGGCAGGAGTACGAGCACCTAAAAGGCAGTGTACTCGTGC